GCCCTACGCCGACTCTTTCGTCAGTAATGCCTTCTACGCTCCTGATCCGCAGGTGCCTCGGACTCCGCCGCCGTTCCAGGTCATCGTCCGGGACGATGGCGGCCCGCGGACGGGGATCGTGACCAAGGCACCGAGCGTCGGTGTGACGGTCATGGGCGGCGATGACATTACCCAGGGCGAACCGGTCACCGACCTTGCTCTGATCGTGTGCGCCATCGTCGAGGATTGCGCTGACATGGAGCCCGGCAATCCGGTCGCCGCTGTGACTGACTCCAATGGTCCATACAAAGTGCCGGACCCTTCCGGCGCTGCACGCCGCTACATGACGTTCACGATGTCCGTTGCGGGCAAGGAATACCCCTAGCGCTACCCCAAATCAAACCCCACCCAAGCCGTTCACGCCTGTGAGCGGCTTTTTCCTTTGGAGGCAAATAATGACTGCTGATTCTTTCGGCAATGATGTATCCGCTGTAGCCGTCCCGGTCACCGGTCACATCGGCCTGGCACCCCTCGGAACGACGATCCCATCCTCGTCCGCCGGCAAATCCACCACCCTGACCTTGGACCCGGCGTTCAAGATCCCCGGCCTGTTCTCCGAAGATGGCGGCTTCGAGTGGACTCTGGAAAGCGACGGCGACCCGATCCCGTTCTTCCAGGAAGGCTACTTCCTCCCCACCGGCCTCGCGAAGGCCGAACTCCTCGTCAAGCTCGCCCAGACCGACGAGACAGTCCGCTCGATCATCCGCGGCAAGAACGCGAACGCCGACGGGTACATGACCATCGACGCGGGCGGCACAGCCGTCCAGTACGTCATCTTTACCGAGGAAATCTTCAAGAACGGCGACATCCGCCGCCGCGTCGCAGCAGTGGCCAGCATCAAGTCCGTCAAGGAAGCCAAATCCGAAAAGGGCAAGGTCGTCAGCTACGAGGTGACCTTCAAGATTGAGCGATCGCCGTTGCTGGAAAACAACCACATCGGTGAATGGCTGATCAAGGGTGGGTCCGCGGCCGTTGTCCCGACGATCACCGCCGCCACTCCGTCCGCAGCTGCTGCCGGGGCCACTGTGACGATCACCGGTACCGGCTTCACGTCCGTTACTGGAGCTGCTTCGGTGAAGTTCGGCGCCACGAACGCGACGTCCTACAGCGTCGTATCCGACACGTCCATCACAGCTGTCATGCCGGCCGGCAGCGCCGGTTCCGCGGCCATCGTAGTGACCAACGCCGTCGGCGCGTCCGCGGCGTTCGCATACACCCGGGGCGCTTAGCCCCCACATTCCTGCGGCCCTGCCCTCTCGATGGGTGCGGGCGGGGCCGCAGCACCAACCCATCAACCCATCCTTTTCACCGCAAGGAGCATCACCATGACTGCAACCAAAACCGACGCTGTCGCCACGACACCGAAGTTCATGGTCCGCGACGAAGTTTTCATCGCCAACACCACCGAGGGTGAGGTGCGGATCCCGCTGCGATTCAAGGGCAAGATCCTCCGCAAGCTTGCTCAGTTGGGCGAGCTTCAGGGCCTGTATCACCTGATCGACAATGTCTGCAGCGAGGAAACGCAGGAGCGTCTGGACGAGGTGGACAGCCTTGAGCTGACCCAGGTGACGAACGCGTTCTTCAAGGAATTCAACAAGATCATGCAGGCCACGCCGGGGGAATAGTTGAGCTCCTCGATCTTCTCGAGGAGCACCGGGCACCGCTCGCCTACGACTTCCGGCACCGTTTCCAGCTGTCACTGAACGAGGTAGGCCAGGGCGTCACCTACGGCGAGGCCCTGGCTTTGATCGGGCAGTTGGGCATCGAGCAGGGCTCGCATTTCTTCATGTCCGCTTCGGGCTGGGACTACCCAATGGACGCCGCGACCATGTACACAGCGGCGCTGACCGTGACGGTCAAGAACATGCTGCTGGCGGAGGGCGACGACCCGGCCAAGGTCAAGTGGCCGTGGCCGGATTCGGCAGCCCCTGAGGCTGTCACGCCCGAAGAGCGGGCCGTACTGCGGGCCCGTCTCGAAGCTTCGAGCGCGTTCGCTCAACTACGCACGAAGGAGTGACCCTGTGAGCGGTAACGCCGGCACCGGCCAGGTAGCAATAGAACCAACCTTTGTTGGCTTCCGCTCCAAGGTCACGAGCGAGGTCGACACGACGGGCGCGGAGTCGGGTAACCGGTTCACTGCCGCCTTCGGGAACGGCGTCAAGGGCCTCGGGTCGCTGGTTGGTAAGAGCATCCTGGCTGCTGGGGCGATTACCGCCGCTGTGGGCGCCATCGCTGTCAAGGGTGGCATTAGCCGGCAGTTGCAGATCGAGGACGCCACGGCGAAGCTCGACGGCCTGGGTAACTCGGCCGACGACGTGAAGTCGATCATGAATAACGCCCTGGCCTCAGTCAAGGGGACCGCGTTCGGAATGGGCGAGGCCGCGACGGTTGCGGCCGGCGCTACGGCGGCCGGCATCAAGCCAGGCGTGCAGCTGGAGCGGATCCTCAAGCTCACCGGGGACGCGGCGACCATCGCCGGGACCTCGATGGGCGAAATGGGTGGCATATTCAACAAGGTCGCCTCTACAGGGAAGCTGACGGGCGACGTCGTGGCCCAACTGCAGGATCGGGGCTTCCCGATCCTGCAGATGGTCGCCGATAAGTACGGGGTGACCGCAGCTGCGGCGTCCGAGATGGTGTCCAAGGGGAAAGTCGATTTCGCGGATTTCGCGGAGGCCATCGAAAAGAACGTCGGCGGCGCTGCCCTCAAATCAGGCAACACCACCAAGGGCGCCTGGGCCAACATGCTCGCAGGCCTCTCCAGGGTGGGCGTGACACTTTCCGGCGGCTTCTTCCCGCTGGTCAAGGACGTGTTCAACCAGGTCACAACCATCCTGGACGGCGTGAATGCCAAGATAAAGCCGACGGCGGAGGCCTTCGGCATCTGGTTCCAAGGCCGGGCTGGTCCGGCAATCGCAGGGTTCTCCGCTACCGCTCTCACCCACTTCGACCGGATCTATGACGGCGCTAGCCGCCTGTGGGCCGGTCTGAGTATGGGCACCCTCACCCGGCTTGAGTTCAGTGGCCAGCTGACAGGCTTGGTGGCCTTCGGCGCAGGCCTTCGCTCGGTCGTGGATGAGGTTGTGGGAGGCTTCCGGGCTTTCCATGCCTCATGGGTAGCTAACGACGGCGATGTCACCTCCAGCGGCTTCCCAGGGTTCATGGAGCGGGCTGCGTTCTTCTCCCACCAGCTCGTGGATGCCCTCCAGCTGCTGGACTTCACCTCCTTCGACGGGTTCATTGCTTCCCTGTCCGTCGCCGGCGGCTCAGCCGGGGCAGCGTTCGGGAGCATCGGCACGTCCCTGCAGGCGCTCGCGCCGGCCTTCCGGGAATTCGGCGCGCAGCTGCCGAACATCTCCGGGGCCGTGGTGAAGCTCGCCGGCGTCGGGCTCAGTGTGCTGGTGAACGTCCTCGGGTTCCTCGCTGACCACGTCGACACGATCATCTTCTTCATGCCGCTGATCGTGGCCGGGTTCGTTGCCTGGCGGATTGCATCCATGGGCGCCCACGCGTCGATGGTTCTGACCAACATCGCCCAGGCTGCAATGGTCCCGCTGACCACCGTGAACAACGTCCTGCGCCTGCAGGCAATAAAGCTCGAACGCGAGCAGGCCATCGCGATGGGTCAGCGTGCGGCGATGACCAACACCCAGGTCCTGGGCACCATCCGGGGCACGGCCGCGATGGTAGCGCAAAACATAGCCATGGGTGCGTCCAAGGTGGCCATGGGACTTGCCACGGCCGCACAGTGGGCGTGGAACGTGGCGATGAACGCCAACCCCATTGCCCTGATCATCCTGGGGATAGTGGCCCTGATCGCCATCGTGGTCCTGCTGGTCGCCAACTGGGAATCCGTCGTCGGATTCTTCAAGGGCATCTGGGACGGCATCGTAGCCGGCGTGTCCTGGTTCGTCGGCTTCGTCGGCGGCCTGTTCCTCCAATTCCACCCCGTCGGGCTGATCATCAGCCACTGGGGTGAAATCGTCGGATTCTTCAAGGGCATCTGGGACAACGTGCTGGCCGGAATTGGCGGCTTCGTCTCGGGCGCCGCGGATTTCTTTGTCGGACTACCGGCCCAGATCCTCGCCGCGCTCGCCGGAGCGGGCCAGTGGCTGCTGGAGGTGGGCCATAACATCCTGGTGGGGCTGGCAACGGGCATAGCTGTGGGTGTTGTCGCGATCCACTACCTGTTCACGCGCTTCCCGTCGGATTTGGTCGGCTGGCTGGTTGGCGCCGGCACCTGGCTGGCGCAGACCGGCACGGACCTGCTTGTCGGACTGGGCGTCGGGATCGTCCTCGGGTACATGGCGGTGAGCCAGTTCTTCACGGAGCTGCCGGGCAAGGTGCTGGGCTTCCTGGTCATGGCGGGCACCTGGCTCCTGCAGACGGGAACAGACGTGCTCGTCGGGATGGCTCTCGGCATCACTGCCGGGTACCTGCAAGTGAGCCAGTTCTTCACTGACCTCCCGGGCGTGGTGTTGGGCCTCCTGGCCATGGCCGGCGTCTGGCTGCTGACCACGGGCACGGACATACTGACCGGGCTGTTCAACGGGATCGTAGCCGGGTTCGTGACCGTGGTCGGGTTCTATGTGGCTCTGCCGGGCCGGATCCTCGGATTCCTGGCTGGCGCGGGCGCGTGGCTCCTGAGTACCGGAAGCAGCCTGATCGGTGGTTTCCTGAGCGGGATCACGGGCGCCTGGTCCGGGCTGATGGGCTGGTTCGGGTCAATTCCCGGGATGATCACCGGCGCCCTGTCCGGCGCCGGATCCTGGCTGGTAGGGACCGGAACGAACATCATCGACGGGCTACTGACAGGCCTGAGGAACGCCGGCAACACGATCGGCTCATTCTTCCTCGGGCTACTGCCGGACTGGATCGTTGGGCCGTTCAAGGCAGCCCTGGGCATCGCGTCCCCGTCCAAGGTCTTCGCCGGATTCGGCGAAAACATCGGTCAGGGCGTGATCGTCGGCGCGAACCGGACCCGGGCAGACATCGAACGCACGATGGCGTCCCTGGTCAGCACTCCGCCGGCCCAGTCCATCGCGATCAACACGGCGCAGGCGGGTGCCCGCGCCAGGGCTGCAACGGAAGCCGCAGCGGGGACCACCGTGAACTTCAACGGCCCGGTCTACGGCGACCCGGATCACATCGTTGACGCGATGGATGCCAAGAAGCGGCGGGCGTCCACCCGGTCCAACCTCAAATTGATCACAGCTGGAGGGTAACCGTGGCAGGTATCGCCTATGCAGTTCCGGCCCCATCGGCGCCGGTCCCGGCCGCATTGTGGGTGAAGACCGGGATGACGTGGACGGGCCATGACGGCTCCGTTTGGGACCTCACGGACCCGAACGGGGGCGTCTGCCTGCTCCGCGACGGCGTCGAGGGCCTGCATCACCCGAAGTTCACGCAGTGGGTCCGGAAGGGCCCGGCGGTTCCCGGGCAGGTCTTCACTGGCGCGATCGCGGAGGAACGGAACGTTGTTCTGCCGCTGGTCGTGTTCGAGGACGCCGGCTCGAAGGCATGGATTGAGCATGACCGGAAGTTTTGGAAGTCTATGCACCCGCGCCGTCAGGGGACCCTCACGGTCAGTCCTGGCGGTACGGGCGCTAAGCGGTCCATCAAGCTCCGGTACGTCCCGGAGGACTACTCCTATGAGGCGGATCCTGCGCTAAGGCGCTGGGCCGCGTACGTCGCTCTCCTGGTCGCTGACCAGCCGTTCTGGACGGGCGCCACTGTCCGGGCGGCGTGGGGAGCTGGCGGGGCTCAGGAGTTTTACGAGACCGAGGGCCCGCAGCTGGTCAACATCATGACCGGCCACACGATGGCGGATGCCGCCGTCACGAACGACGGCGACGAGGACGCGTGGCCAGTCTGGACGGTCATTGGTCCGTCTACCGCAGCTCATGCTGGCGTGGGTGCCGACGTCGTCGAGGTCCCGTTCGTTGTGGCGGACGGCAAGGCTGTCGTGGTGGACACGGACCCGAGGGTGCGCACCGCGCTTGAGTGCGATTACACCCCGGCAACTTCGAATACGCCGGCACTGTTCACGAACCCTGTGGACCGGACGGAGGATCTGACGGGCGCTGTGAACTGGGCGCGGATCCCGGCAGGGCAGACGTCGCCGGTCAACATCAGCATTACGGGAGGCGGGTCAATGATGGTTGAGCTGACGCCCCTCTATTGGAGGGCCTGGTGACGGCCGAAGAATTACCGTTCGTCATCACCCTGTTCAACAAGGACTTCGTGCGGCAGGGCTGGCTCGGGGATCCGGAGGAAGTCGTGGCCGTCCCGGTCCATAACGGGATCGGCGACGTGACAATCACTGTTGGTGCCGGTAACGCGAAGCTGCCGCTGCTCATGGAGCGCGGCGCGCGTGTCACCGTCGAGTATCAGGGCGAGTACCTGCTCGGCGGCAAGCTCCGGGCCAAGAAGGGCAAAGGCCCGTCCGTGGATGGGTCGATGACGTTCACTGTCGTGGACGATTGGCGCCTGTTCCACCGCATCAGCGGCTGGCCGGTCCCCACCGCTGCGTTGAACGCCCAGACCAGCGAGTACCACACCATCAGCGGCCCGGCCGAGACCGTCGTCAAGGCGGCGGTCACGGCCAACGCCATCACCCGCCTGGGCGAGCCGGTCACAGTCGCCACGGACCTCGGCCGCGGCGCCAACATCACCGCAGCCTTCCGGTTCCACCCCCTCGCGGACCGCCTCTTCCCCGCCGTCGACACAGCAGGGATTGGCGTCACCGTCCGCCAGACCGGTGCCGGCCTCGTCGTGGACTGCTACGAACCCCAGCTGCACCCGCGCACCCTGACCGAGGCCGGCGGCGTCGTCACCGAATGGGAATGGGACCAGACCGAAGCCGAAGCCACCGACGTCATCGTCGGCGGCCAGGGCGAAGGCACCGCCCGCACGTTCGTCGGCTACACAGACCCGGCGCTCGCCGCCGCGATGGGTGAGCGGATCGAGGTGTTCCGCGACGCCAGGGACTCCAGCGTCGGGGACGTTTATGCGGAGCGCGCGGCGGAGACGTTCGCGGAGACCGCTCAGAAGTCGGGCCTGTCGGTGAAGCTCGCGGAGACGTCAGTGTTCCGTTACGGCGGCCCCGGCGGAGTGCATGTGGGTGACCGCGTGAGCCTCGAAGTCGGGTCCGGCCTGACCATCACGGACACGCTGCGATCGGTGGCGATTTCATGGAAGCGGGACACCGGACTCGAGGTGGTCCCGGCGATTGGCCAGATCAGTGACAACACAGACCAGGAACTAGCCCAGGCGATTGCCACCGTAGCGGCGGGCGTCCGAGATCTCAGAAGGAAGTAACAGTGGCCATTCTTAGTACGTTCTACGACACCAGTGCGGGGACCCCTGCTTCCCTCGTGACGGAGGTCAAGTGGGCGAAAGCGCACCCGCACATCGGCGCATCAGAGTACGGCGTCGACGGTCCGGGAGATTTCAAAGTCACCACGCACCCGTCCACCCCATACGCGGTGAATGTGGCTGGCGGGAAGGCGTGGGGGCATGGCGTGTTGGACGAGTCCGACGGCGTTGTGACCGTTGTGTGCGACGCTCCCGCTGTGGGGGTGACTAGGTGGGATCTGATCTCCGTCCGGCGTGATTGGACTCCCTTGGCGGGCGGCCCGACGTCGGTCACGAAGGTTGTCGGCGGATCGAGCAAGGAGATCCCGGCCGCGCGTGAGAACACGCCAGGCACGCTGGATGACCAGCCGCTATACCTCGCCAAATGGGTTGGCGGGCAGACGCAGCCGATGGAGCTCGTGGACCTTCGGGTGTGGGCTGGCAACGGCGGCATGTTCGCCCAGGACGACCTGGTCCGCACGTATCTGAAGCGGATCGGCTCTGAGGTGAACATCAAAGGCGCGATCTGGCGCCTAGCTGTCGGAGCTAACGACACGCTGGCGTGGGTGAAGGACTCGGAGATCGGGAAGATTCCGATCTTTGGCGCAGGGAATCCCCGGCTTGGGAGCGCACCGCCTGCAGGGACACAGTTCCTGGTCCAGTCCGGGACCTCTGTGTCTAACGCGGACGGTGCCGGGTATGCCCGGATCACCTTTCCCGTACCGTTCCCCAACGGGGTGCTGTACGCCAAGGCAGATGACGGTGACGCCACAATCGGCGCATCCCGCGGCACCGCCATAAGCCTCCCGCTCGCCGGCTACCCGGACTGGCCGAATGCAGTATTCCTCGGGAGTTTCGTCTACGCCGTGACGGACAAGAATGGCGCGAAACTACCCGGGGCTCTGCATCGCGCCGACTGGATTGCGATCGGGTGGTAGTCGCCAGCGACCCCATGAGGGAGGACTAGACGTGTGGAACAAGCAGCAACGGGGGTTGTGTCCTCCTGGCTGGCGCAGTTGGGCATCTTTGGTCTGGGCCTGGCTGTTATTGGCGGGTTCGTCTGGTTGTGGATGCGGGAGTCCCGTGCCGTCCGGGCTGACACCGAGACCATCATTGCCCGCAAGGATAAGGAAATTGCGGATCTCAAGAAGGACCTGGCTGCTTCGTTGGATCGTGAGCGGGAAACCTATAACGACCTCATGGACTGCCTATACCCAAAGAAGGGCGGTACCGGGTGATGCCTGACTCAGCGGCACGGAGGAAGCGGAACATTTATGCGGCGATCGTGGGGCTGGCTTCGGCGGCCCTCTTGATCAGCGTGTTCCTGTGGGGGACGGCCGCGGCGCAGCGCGGTGAGGTTGCCCAGTCGAATGCGCAGACGTTGGCGGAGCAGGTCAAGCAGGCGTGTGGTACGGGTCAGTTGCTGGTTGATAACCGAAACTTGTGTGAGAAGGCTGACAAGGTCGCCGCCGATCCGGCTCAGCTGGTGCCGGGACCTCCCGGCCCGCAGGGCGTCAACGGGTTGGATGGCCGGGACGGCCTGCCGGGCGCCCAGGGCCTCGCTGGTGCTGATGGCAAAGATTCCACGGTACCTGGTCCGGTAGGACCGCAAGGCGCTCAGGGAGATCCCGGGCCGATCGGCGCGACAGGTGCCACCGGCGCGCAGGGTCTGACCGGCGCGAATGGTACGGACTCCACGGTGCCGGGACCGCCAGGGCCTCACGGCGAAATTGGCCCGGCAGGCCCGGCGGGTTCCCCGGGCGCGAACGGCGCGCCGCCGTCGTCGTTCACCTTCACGGACCGGACTGGCATGACCTACACGTGCAGCCCGAATCCGCCCGGCTCATCGACTTATACATGCGCGGCGAGCAAGCCGTAACCGAAAACCCATCACGGGCCCCGTTCACTGCGGGGCCTTTTTCATGCCCGGAAAGGGGCCATAATGCTTCTCTCAAATCTTGCGACCGTACTCCGTAACGCTGGTCTGACTGTCGTTGAAACCGCGGGCTGGGCCAGCCGTGGCTACAACGGTCAAGACCTTGTATCCGTCGACGGCGTTCTCTGGCACCACACGGCCACCAACCGCTCAGCATTCGTCAAGGCCAACGCCCCGACGCTGAGCATGTGCGTCAACGGCCGCTCTGATCTCGCCGGACCGCTCTGTCACATCGTGCTCGGCCGCGACGGGACCGTGTATCTGGTGGCTGCTGGCCTGGCGAACCACACGGGCCGGGGCTCCGCCGCTGGAATCCCCAGGGATGCGGGCAATTGGCACCTGATCGGCATCGAGATGGAGTCTTCCGGGATCGCCCCGTTCGATTGGACTGACGACCAGCTCCGCGTCGCCCCCTACCTCGGCGCCGCGCTGGAGAACGCATACCTCACCGACCAGCCCGCCGAGCTGCGCGTCCAGATCGGGCATCTTGAATACTCCTCCGAGGGCAAGATTGACCCGGCGGGCTGGCCAGGCGGCCTCGACGGGCTCCGCGGCTCTATCAACGCCATCCTCGCCGGCAGCGTCCCGACAATGGAACCAGCATCGGCGCCCGCGCCCGCACCCGCCCCGGTCGTCAATCTCTCCACCACGCCAGGCCCGGAGCAGTGCATCGTGGACCCGGGTGACACTCTCTCCGGGATTGCAGCCCAGTACGGCGTCGACCTCGGCGCCCTGATCGCCGTCAACGGGATCACCCAGCCTGACCTGATCTTCCCCGGCATGGTCCTGGACCTG